TGACAATTGCCAAAAGCGCGTCTGACCAAGGGTTTTCACTCACTCCGAGCCCCCAAGGTCCGGCAAAGCGCTGCGCAGGCGACCGCACAGGCCGTAATGCCCTCTCAGCCGATCGGTCCAAGTGGTGCGGATGTTGGGCATGGCCCAGGAAGGCACGTAAACGCGCTCAGGAGCCTCGATAAGGGATCCGCCAAGGGGGTGAGCAGCACTTTGGATGCGGGGGGCCTCTACGGTCGTTTTGTGGGGTTTGATGTTCACAGCGTTCCTTTCGGGGTTTGGTAAGCGGGGAACAGTCGGTTTGCAAGGTCGAGCAAACGATCACCTGCTGCGTAATACGCGGATTCGATTTCGGCCCATTCGTCTAAGGGCGAGGTGCTGTTTTTGGCTAGCAGCACCGCGGTATCGCGGAAGTGAGCAGTTACTCGCATAAACTCCTCGCGGGTCACGGGGTGGATTGGTACTTTTCGGTTAGCCATAGAAACCTCCAGAAAGGTGACCGAAAGTTTCCACGTGCGCGGCCCATAGCTCGGGCACGTGGGCCGGAGGCCAGCCCAAAGCACGCGCGGTAGCGTTGAATGTGCGCCGTGCGCGACTCAAGGCAAGCAGTTGGCGGTACATCAGCCGCGTGGCGTGGGATTGGTCTGGGGTGAGTCGAGTGTGTTTCACTGTTTGGCTCCGTGGGAGATATCGCACAACGCGGCGGTGTCGTCGACAGCAGCCATTTGCTCTGCTGTCAGCATGACAGGCGGCAAAGCGAGGAAGCGCGAAGCCTTGCGCGGGGGCGGAAGTGGATCCGCATCGTGCGCAGCGCGGTCCGCGTCGAGTAAACGGGCTACGAGATCGGGGATTGTCATTTCGATTCTCCGGTTTTCGGTCGGGTCAGTCGTGTTGTACGGCCTCATCGGTAATGACCCGCTCACATTCGGCCATGGCGATGACGTAGCCATCCATCGCACGGCGGCAAATTTCCACCATCACGTCGTCACCGTGAACCCCGGCGTCAATCATCAGGGCCTCGATTTGTGCGAATGTGATATTCATTTCGGTTCTCCAGTTTCGATTCGGTTGATCTGGGCGTTGAGAGGATGGTCCCAAGACCATCGATGAGGGACAAGTCCGAGTTCCTTACCCTCTGTGATAGCAGATTGAAGGCTCGCGTGCGAAGCTGTTCCCTCAACAGTTTCGATAAACCAGCACCCTTGCGAGTAGCGCTTGAGTCGTTTCGCGAGCGGGCTTGTGGGATACGCGTAACCGATACGGTATTCCGAGGGGCTAGGCATTAGGAATTTTGTGGTAGTCATTTGAGGCTTTCGATCAGTGGTCGGCGATGAAGTCACTATAGCAAATGCTACAACCGGGGTCAAGGGCAGCAACAGAGGTTATGCAAATAAAAACAGAACAATTCCGCATAAGCGCGTAGTTCAACCTTCGTTTTTTGCATTTGAAAAGATTCGCAAAAAGCGGGCTGAAACCCGCTGAAAAGTGTAACAAGTTGACATAAGATGTCGCCTGGTTGACGGTTTGCGCTCACTTCGCCTACATTTCAGCCGTGACCACAAACACGAAACCGTGAGCATGTCAACCCGATTGATCCCCCTCGAAAGCGCGGAAAACGACCCGCATGCTGCAGGTGTGGCTATCGTTTTCGATTCGGGCGCCGCGAAGCAAATCGCATGGCGCACAAAGCCCGGGCGCCTCATCAGCCCGGCGCTAGATGCGGCCAAGCAGTACACCGCTCAGGTGCTCGACGCCCTGCTCAGAGAGGGCCGCGAGGAAGAGATCAGACACACGAACTGGGTGAGCGTCACCGCAGCCATGCACAAGCTGATCCGCGATTTCAACGGCAAACAGCGATTCGCGCAACGCAATGCCCAAGCTCACTAACCAGAGTCACGAGGCATTCGCGCAGTCGTTCGCAGCACGGCGGCATTTCGGCGAAGCTGCAGCCCTCGCAGGCAGCAAAGCGGACAACCTGAGTCAGGCCGGAGCGCAAATCTACGCGCGGCCCGAAGTCAAGGCCCGAGTGAGAGAGCTAGCCGACAAGATCACCAAGCCGCTACGCATGGACGCGCAACGTTTGATCACCGAGATTGCGCGCATGTCCAGCGTCGACTATCGGCGGTTTCACCATGAGGACGGCACCCAGAAGGGGCCCCACGAGCTAGACGACGATGAGGCAGCGTGCGTGCGTGGCGTTGACCGCAACGGGCGTTATCAGTTCTGGGATAAAAACCCACCCGTTCAGCTGTTGGCGAAACATTACAAATTGGTCGGCGACGAAGGCGATGGTGTTAATGCACTGGCGTCCGCGCTCGCTGATCGTCTTAAGACAGCACGGCAGCGGGTGAGTGCGCCAGCGCCTCGCGTTGTCGACTCAACACCAATAGACAACCAAGAGGACCTAGCGTGAAAAAGACCATGAAAGCGTTCGAGAAGTCCGGCGCGGACAAAGAACCTAAGGGCGTTAAGGAAGGCTCGCCCAAAGACAAGGCGCTTGACAAGAAGCAGTTCGCGGCCTTCAAGAAGGCACCTATGAAGAAAGGCAGCAAATGAACAACGCAAACAACAACACCCACAAGGCGCGAGCCGTTGATCCCAAGATCTTCCGCGATGCTGCAACAGGCGTCGGGCAAACGCTCGCGGCGTCGACGACCACGGGCGCGGTTCGCGCACAGCGAGCCATCAATTGTGCTCCCGCGTCGCAGCAGGCATGCGCCGACCCGAGCTATCCGAGCCCCACGATGGATGACTGCGGTAACTACCTGCCTGCAGGCCCTGCCGAACCGCAGCTTACGATTCTCGGCGGGCGGCCGGTGATGCAGTCACCTGTGCAGCTCAAGCGCGCGGGGCGGTGACCCACAAACCTCGGCCAGCGAAACGGGGAGAGTACATCGGCCGCAAGCCGGTGAAAAGTCCCTTGCTCGCCCACCTGAAACCACCGCGTGAAGACATGCGCGTACCCATGCGCATGGCTGATGCAGGCAACGCATTCGCCAATGTCACACCGCTGGGCGAGCTATTCGACAAGCTCGCATCGTTCACGTTCGACCCACTCGGGTTCGTGCTGTGGGCTTTCCCTTGGGGTGAGGTAGGCACAAGCCTTGAGCACGAGGATGGCCCCGAGCAATGGCAACGCGATCAGCTTACGCGGATCGGTGACAGGCTCGCGGCCGGAGTAAACCTCGGGTGCGTCATCGAAGAGGACATCAGCAGTGGGCACGGGATCGGCAAGTCCGCTCAAGTGTCGTGGCTTATCTTGTGGGCCATCAGCACGCACGAAGATACCCGCGGCGTGGTAACAGCGAACACCGATATGCAGCTGCGCACTAAGACATGGGCCGAGTTGTCGAAGTGGTATCAGATGTTTATCGCCAAGACGTTATTCAAGCTCACGGCCACGAGTCTGTTTATCGCCAACGACGCGATTCGCGAAAAGTCGTGGCGTATCGACGCCGTGCCTTGGTCCAAGGACAACACCGAAGCGTTCGCCGGCATGCACAACAAGGGCAAGCGGATCCTTGTCGTGTTCGACGAAGCCGCGGCCATCGATGATGAGATTTATACCGTTACCGAAGGCGCGCTCACGGACGCGAACACCCAGATTATCTGGGCGCGGTTTGGCAACCCTACCCGTACCTCGGGACAATTCTTCCGGCGCTGCACGCAACCGAGGCGCAACCATTACGCCCGTGTCGACAGCCGCAATGTGCGGTTCACGAACAAGGGCCAGATCGCGGCATGGGTCGACGACTACGGCGAAGACAGTGACTTTGTGCGCGTACGGGTCAAGGGCCAGTTTCCCCGCGCGGGCTACTCGAATTTCATCAGCCCCGAACTTGTCTTCGGGGCCCGGCAGCGCTGGAACCGCATCCCGCTTGCGACGTACCAGGCGTATCAGAAGATCATCGCCGTGGACCCGGCGCGGTTCGGTGACGACTTCTCCGTCATCACACTGCGGCAAGGCCTCAAAGTCCACTGGCAGATTGCCTTGGGCGGGTTCGATGGCCCCGAATTGGCGGCCCGCGTGGCGGAGATCGTTCGCCAGGAAGGAAAGATCAGCTGCATCGTGTACGACGCGATCGGCAACGGCGCGGACTTTGATAGCGCGGTAAAACGGGTCCCCAATCTCGGTGTGCACTTGATCCCGGTCATGTGGGGCCAACCCGCAAAAGATGACAAGCAGTATTTCAACCAGCGTTCGGAGTGTTGGGGCCGCATGCGCGATTGGTTAGAGCAGGGCGAGATCCCGGACCAAGATGCGCTCGCTGATGAGCTTGTAAGCCTCGACTACGGCTATGACGGAAAGATGCGCATTCAGCTGCAGTCGAAAAAAGACATTAAGAAGAACGGGGGGAAGTCACCCGATCACGCCGACAGCCTCGCACTGTCGTTTGTGCCCGATCTCATTGACCGCAAG